ATTGGCTTCGGTCACCATATCCTTCGCAAAGTGCGCCGTGTGCGATAGCGCCGTGCGCACAACCGCCGCCGCTTCCCGCCGCGTGATCTCCAGCGCGCCGTCGCGATACTTGTTCTCGCGCGTCCCGCGCAGGTCGCGCACGATCTGATCGGTCGTCCTATTTTGCACGTAGCCATCGGCAATCGTGCGCCGGATTAACCGCGCCTTGCTTGCCTCTTGGTCCTTGAGGAACTCGGACAGCAACGCACCTTGGAATGGCCGCGACATCGCACCGGCGTAGGCTTGCGTCACGCTGACGCGCGCGATGTCGAAGGATGGCGGCATATTGCGCGCGAGCATCCCCTCTTGGAATTGAAGCTCCAGCGCCGTCAAGCCCCTGATCTCTTCGCGCAACGTGCTATCGACCTCGGCGTACATGGTGTGGTTTAGATCGCGCACGCTCTCTAGCATAACCTCGAGCCGCTTGATCGTAAAACGCTCCGGGTCCATCGTCTCGAGCTTTGTGATTAGCTCAGTGAATAGCGCCGCGTCCGCGCGATTCAAGATCGTTATTATGCGACGCACCACGTTGTTGGAATAGGCGCGCAGATTCACGGCGTGATCGATCTGCGCATCTCGCAACGCGACGTTGACGGATTCGGCCACGACCTACCTTGCCCGCGCCTTGGCACGCCTTTCCGGGGGCGCTGGGGGCACGACCTTGATCGGGGGCGTTGGGGGCTTTGCAGCCCCATTCCCGCCCGCCCCTGCGCCTGCCGCCGCCGCTGCGGCCGTAGCCGCCAGCCCAGGCGGCGTGACGCCGGGAAGCCCAGGCGCAGGCACGCCCATCATGCCGAGCGGTTCCTCTTCCTCGACGTCCTTGTCGATATCTTCGTTGCTGCGCTCAGTAGCAATAAGCCCAAGCCGCCGATAAAAATCGCGCACGTCATTCTTCGCCAGCAAGCCGCTCTGCCACGACTTAATGAGTTCAGCCATGAGTTGCGGATTCGCCTGTAGCTGGACGAAGTCCTGCTGTATCTTAAACGCGTCGGCATAATCCGCCTCTGCTGGCATGTCCATGAAGGCCGCACAGAAGCCTATGGCACGTTGATAGGCTTCGCTCACGTTCGATACGCATAGCGATAGGACGGAAGTCGTTGCCTCGCGATCATTATTTTCACCAGTCGCAGTCTTGTTTGCCTTGGTCCCTTCAATCATGCGCGCACCGACTGCGATCATCTGCGCCTCTTTGTGCACCATCGCATCAGCCGCTAGCGTGTTGGGCTGCGCTTGCTCCATCCCAAACGCCGCGCCTTGCGGCAATAGGATCGGGCTGCGCGAGCCGATGTACATCTTCTGCCCGGTGTACCTGCGCTCGCCGTTGTTATCGAGCACGTACGGATTCTGCATGAAGTCGCGCCATTGCTCCGTGAGGCCACTGATCCACGGCTGCACTTGCCCGCAGAAGAAAACACTGTCCTCATAATCCGCGCTGTTGCGGAAGTGCGCGAGGTTCAATTGCGCGAGCCCGTATAGCGGGGCTGGATCGATGTTCGCATCGTTGTTATTCGAACCGATGAACGTGAATGGGATGTCCGTGAGCACCTTGCCTTTGCTGCGCAGCTCCACGGCGTCGATGATATCCTCTTCCCCCGTTGCCACATTCTTGACCGTGCCCAGCGCAACGAGCCGCTTCGTCTTTGTGACGCCAGTGTCCTCACGCCACAGCCGCACCTGCACGTTGCCCGCCTCATTGCGCGTGATCTCGCGCCATTGCTTCACGATAACGATGCCCCACTCGCCATCCTCTTCCTCGGCTTCCTCTTCGAGGACGATCATGCACAGCGACGCTTTGCCATCGACGATGTCATACCGCCAATTGATGATCGACTCAGCGTGGTACGCCTTGATGACCGGATGCCCCAGCGCCTCGGACCAATCGACAAACAAACCATGCCGACCGACTGCGAGGTTATTGTTTAGCGTCGCCTGCGACTGCTGATAAAGGCTAACGCCCAGGCCATCACAATCTTTGAGCAAGTACTCGAGCTGCGTGGGCAACTCGGTCACTGGATCGCGATGGAAGGCCAGCCCGACCAAGCCCTCGAGTGTGAATTGGGTCGCCGGGTACCACACCGCACGCGAGCGATAGGCTTTGTTGCGCGCTACGTTCTCGACGCTCGCATCGGTCGAGTTAAGCATGGGCAAGTAGGCGTCACCGCGCAGCGCGTTGTCGCCGGACACGACATCGCGCACGACGGCCCACCGCTCTTTGATCGTCAGAGGGACGCGGTTGAACGAGACATCCGCGACGAGTCCAGTTGGTGCGCTCATGGTTGTTTCTTCCCGCTAAGCCAGCGAGTCAGCGCGCCACGCAAGCCGCCGATCATCTCTTGCTGCTCCGAGTCGCTTGCGAGCGTGGTTGCAATGCGGGATACCAGCACCGCCCGCCATTCGGGTCGCCCTTGCCACGCACCATCGGTTACGTTGTCGATGAACTCTCGGCACTCCGTCAAGAGCGCTCGTTGATCTGCGGATAGCATAGCTTTCTCCTTTTCAACCGTTGGTGCTGAATCCAATGCTGATCGTCATGGCGTCGCTCGCCGTCTTCAGCAAGCGATAGCCCGCCTCGTCTGCGACGTGGTCCTCTGCGTCGGTGTCGATGTCATCCGGGTCACGCTCCAAGCGCGGCAACACTGGGATCGTGCGAATGAACTGCGGACAAGTGTTGAAGACGAACAGGCCAGCGTCTTCCATGCGAGGCTTGAGGGACGCGGCCATACGCCCACGCATCAACGCCCACCGCCGCTTGCGCGAGCCTGGAGTCTTGTCGGCCTTCGTCCAGTAGACGCCTAACGCTGCTTGCTGCTTCGCTGGGCTATCGCCGTTGATCTCGTCAAAGATACTCGAGTCCGCAGGCCCAGGCGTACACCGCATGTGCATCGCCCATTCCTTCTGCCGTTCGATGATGCCTTGCGCAATGGTGCGGTCAGTCAGGCGCAGCCCTTGATTCGGTTTCCCATTCCAGCCATACCACTCGTTGATGCGGAAGAGCGTGCCGCGCGGGAATGACCAACGCTTGCCCGTTGCGAGATAGCACTCAGTGCCATCGCTCTCGGCCCACCAGCCAATCGAGAAAGGCTTGCTGCTGCCCCAGTCGAACGACCTATCGACCGCCCATGATGGCGGGATGGCAAATGGCTCAATGACGTGGATGTCACGCCGCCACACGTCGTCGAACATACCGCCAGCGACGATATCCCAATCGCCCTCAAGCATGGCGCGCACCAGCGCCGGGTTGCCCAGGCCCGCAAGCCGCGCACGATAGGTTGGATCAGACTTCAGCAGCGCAGGATTGTCTGCGAGCTTTGCTGGGATGAACGCACGCTTCAGCCCGCCGTCCTCTTCCGGCATTTGGCGAACTTCAAACGGCGCAGCGTAGTCGATGAACGTGGCCTTGACCCAATTATGCCCAATACCGCCAGGATTGCCGGAGACGAGCACGCGCGGGAAGAGGCCAGCATATTCGGCAGGCACGACAAGACCCACCATGCGGACACGTCCGCGCAGGTACGTATACATTGGCTCGGTCCAGTGCGTGATCTCATCGATAAGCAGCACATGAATCTCAGCGCCTTGATAGTTATAAACGTCATGCTCGTACTGGCAGTGACAAAGGTGAATAACGGAGCCGTTATAGAAGCGTATCTGCCCCAACGAATGATTGATCTTGCACCATCGGCACATGATCCAAACGGCCAGCATCAAAGGGAAGGACGTCGGTCCCTCCATGTGATTCTTATTGAGGTCAGGGAACGTGCGCCGGAAAATATAGACCTGCAAGCCTGGGATTGCAATGCACCAAGCGATAGCAGCAACGCGCATCAAATAGCTCTTGCCACCACCGGCCGCGCCGCCATACAAAAGCTCCGTCGCCTTCGACAAGAAGGCGAGGCCTTGCTTGAATTGCAACCGAAGAATCGTTCCCAGGTCAGGTGTCGGATTCTGGCTCACCGGCCTTGCCCTCAATGGTCACGCGCAACACCGGGGGCGCTAGGGGCTGACCACCGGGGCCTGTGACCTCCGTTCGCGTCAGCTTGGGGGCAACGTACTCGGCCAGCCTGCCAATCAGGTCCACGGCCCGCGCAGGGTCGGCCGCGATGGGGAAGCGCACGGTCTCGCGCTGGCCTTCTTGGTTGGTTTGGTATTCGCCTGGGACGCCGTTGGCCACGCGCTCCAACCATAGGCGCACGTTGTCCGCGTTCTCGTCGATCAGGTCTTGGACGATGGTCTTGAACTCGCGCGTCACTTTGTTTTGCACACCCTTCTTGCGACCCGAGTTCTCGGGCTTATGACCTCGGAAGTTCCACCCTTGCGAGCGATCTTCGTCTTCTGGTCGATCTGGTTCATTGCTCATAATTCGCTGAGAAACGCTGAGAGAGCGTAAGTCAAAGATCGGAGAAGTATAGGACGAATCGCGAAGTGTCAACCGATAAACACCGCAAATGCGCGGCCCAGGCGTGGAGGACGCCGCCAGCTTCAGCCCAGCAATGCCGCCAAAAGCAAAAAAGCAAAACTTCAAATCTTCTAACCTTTCCGAGTTTGGCGGTACGAAGGCATGTAAAGCATTACATGCCCCCCTATAGCGACATCGAGAGATCTTAGAAGATTTGAAGTTTTGCCCCCCCTCGGTGTGCCGTTTTGATTCCTTGGACCTCACATTTCAGCGCCTTGATCTAGTTCAGCGCCGCTGCCGCTGCCGTTCGCCTCGCGGTATAGCTGCACGCCTCGCGGTGATAGCCGGACCCATCGCAGATTTGGTCCTGTCTTGCCGTGCGCCACTTTCATCGGTGGCATTTTGTATTCGACTGGCGGTTCGACTTCATCATCGATCCACACGCGCTCTCTTTCTTTGCAATAAACAAGAAGGTACTTTTTCTTTCTTGGCATCTTGATGCCTTCAGCGTCGCACCATCGCCTGTACATAGCAAAGAGTGCAGTTGCGCTAACCTCGCGCCGTTGAAACCCTTCTTTTAACGCTGCCCACTTCGCGCGCTTTTCTTCTGATCCACCTGAACCTGCGAGTAGGTCTAGCTCGCTCGTTTCTGCAAGCCCGATATATTCTGTCGCCTCTTGAATGAACGCACCGAATTCATCCATCTCTTGTCGGTGTGCAGCAATTTGTCGTTTGATGCTGTCTGGCACCTTAATTCCATAGGCGAGATATTTAGGAACGGCGCTAACCATCCAGCGCAGCAGCACGGAGCGTCCCTCTGGTGTTTTGCATTTCTCCAGTAGCAGTTGATCCCACAGATATTTCGCCGTCCCTGCTTCGACTTCTTCTTCAGGTCCGAATCGTGCTGGCGTCGCGGTCAGATATACGCGTGCCCATACCGCATCATCCTCGGCCACGATAATTGGTTTGTAGTTTGTCGCGAGCGTGATCTTATGCGTGCTCTGAGTCGTTTTATAGTTCTGATGCGAAGAGCGTGCGTTGATCGTATCGTCGCCAGTGATTGACTTGATGACCTCTGGTCTTAGATCAGAATGCTCGCGCGTCTCGGACCCATGTGCGAAGCGTATGCCATCCAACCCGGCCAGCGCAAACTGATCGTTATTGTCGGTGTTCCTTTTCGATTCCAAGAAGCCAAGCGGGAGTTTATAGGCGTAGGAGCCAAGGCAAGTAGCGACCGAATCAATGAGCAAGCTCTTGCCGTTGCGTGTTTTGCCAAACAGGATCATGAGTGCGTGATCCCTGCGCAAGCCGGTGCAGCAATAGCCGAACCATTTATGTGCGAACTCGTATATCTGATCGTCGCCGTCGAATATCTTTCGGACGGCGTCTTCGAACCATTTGTAATCGATGTCTGGGTCATAGACCGTGCGTGTGCTTCGCGTCAAATAATCCGAAGGCTTCCACCATGACAACTCGCCGGTGCGAAGGTCGAGCAATCCGTTCGCACAATTCAGCTTTAGGCGATCTGGATTCATGGTGACGCGTCTTGTCATGTGCAGCGTCTTCAAATGGTTATAGGCCATCGTAGAGATTGCGGCTATCGTATTAGCGCGGCTCCAGCGGATCACCAGCTTCCTCAATTGATCAAGCTCGCGCGTCAGGCGGTCCCGATCTTCCGGTGTTGCCAAGTTAAGCGCAGCCTGCGTAGCAGCATATCCTTCGCGGATAACATCTTTCCACATCGTCCCCATCCACGCGTTAATTGCTTCGCGCACGCCATCGGTCGTCCACATTCCAGTTTCTTCGCGATAGATGGAAAGCTCGCTCTTACCTGAATCCTGACTCGAGTCATCCATGCAAAACAGGTGTCCGTACTTGCTGATGAATGCGTGTTTAAGATCGACGTCTAGGATGCCCAGGCCGTCTGCTGTCGCGTGATCTTCTAAGTTAGGAGTTGCGACCTTGAAGCGAATAGTTTTTGGTTTTAACCTTTCTCGTCTCTCCCTTTCTAGTCTTTCTGGATCGTTCATTCGCTCGTCGAACTCTTCGGGATTCATGTATTATCTCCATAGAAAGGTCCGCGCGTGCGCTGGCCCAATCGAATAACTTCATCAGCGACCCAGGACTCGAGGTCGCCCCAGTTGCGTGTCTCGCAATGGCCGTGGTGGCACTTGAAGCCGCCCATGTAGCCATTCTTTTTCATAGGGGGTGCCACGGCAGCGCCGGTGTTTGCGCGGGCGGTATGTCCATCGATCCAAGGACACGTAATATCCATCCATCCAGACCCCGTCGAATTCTTGACGCGCTTGAGCAGCTTGAGCGCTTCCTTGACGATCTCGTATCCGCGTTTGCGTTCGATGGTCACACCGTCAGTTGGCTCAGCGTAGTTCCGGTGGCGTTCGACGAGGTGGAATGTTCTGGTGAAGTCTTGCCAAGAGGTGCGGATGCTTGGATT